CCGAGATCGAGGTCGTCGAGGCCCAGGAACCGCAACCGCCGCCCCACATCTGGACGTCGATGCCGACCACGTCATCGGGGACGGTGAACGCGAACGTCCCCGGCGTGTGGTACACGACCATGTTGTTGCCGACGACTTCCCCGTTGTTTCGGATCATGTTCCGGATCGCCGTGTTGAGGTGATACTCTGAACTCCCGTCCGGATTGACGCCGTTGCTCAGGCAGACGTTGAGCAACTCCGACATGATCATGTTGACGAACCAGTAGCGCAGCCGCGTCGCGACCGAGATGCCGGGCACCGCCGGCGCGAACCAACCCACCGGTCCAGCCAGCGTTGGCGCTGGCGGCCGCACCGAAACAGCGGTCGGGTCTTGAATGTATTGCATCAGATTTCCTGGTCAGGTGAATGTAAAAAACACGATCGTTTCGGCTGGCGCATCGGCCTTGAACCGGCACACCAGTTCGCCGGAATCGTAATCCTCCAGCGGATCGTCCACGCTCGATTCATCGACCGAGAAATAGAACGTCACGATCGCCGGCGCCGTGACGTGCCAGATGAAAGCCCACTCATCGTCAAGCAATGGCAGGTCCACCGGCAGATCGACGGTGAATGGCGTGAATTCCTCGATCGTAACAGCGTAGCCAAGGTTCGCGGCCAGCGCGGTGAAGTATGCGAGCGTCAGCGAACCGCGGCCGCCCCACTTCGCCCGTACCGCCGCCTGCCGTTGTTCGGTCGAAGGGTTCGCGCTCGTGCAGGCGTCCGGCAAGCCCAGCGACCGCTCCCATTCCGACAGCAGATTGACCGTCGTGGCCGGGCTGGCATCGATCAACACCTGAGCCGCCGACGCCATGTTGCGAACGTAAGTCGGTGCCAGCGCGAGGAACAACGCCGAGAGCATCGAGCCTGGATCGCGCCGCCAGACCCTGCCTCGCGGCAACAGCCGCATTATCGCCTGCTGAATGTCCGCCGCGCTGAATATCGGAGGAATCGCCATTGCGCTAACTGCCTCTCGACGAATGACGCATCACATGCGCGCCCGTTACCACCTGGACACAACGGCGCCGCGCTTTGCGCGACGCGAGACTGTTTGCAAGATGCGTCGTCAGGTGTAGGTGACCGTTCCGAGGGTAAAAATATGCGCGGCCAGGGATGTGATCGGCCACGACGACGGTATGGTGATCGCGAACGACGGCAGTCCGCCGATGGCACTCACCGCCGCCTCGCAATCGCTTTGCTGGATCGACGTGTCGTTCAGCGGCGTGTCTTTGCGCAGGAACAGATCGGTCAGCGCGGCCGAGACCAAAATCTGTTGCGCCGGTGAAATGCCAGACAGTCCGGCGAAGGTGAAATCCGTCATCTGCGGCAGTGGTGCCATAGCGTAGACAATCACGGTCACCGGCCGCAGCGGGTAGATATGATCCGCCACGGCGAGCTGATCGCCCGTCGCCGTCATGCCGCGGCTCTCCAGCGCGGCCACGCCATCGGTGCCCTGGGGAAATCCCCCGTGCGATGCCTCGGCCGCGTCCATCATGAAGAACACCGCGACGGTGCCGGCACCGGCTCCGCTCGGATTGCACCAGACCCGCGTCACGCCGGGAACCTGCATGGCCCAGGTCACATAGTCGGCCTGGTTGCCGCCGTGCGGCGGGGCGCCGTAACTCTGCAACATGCGGGTCCGCAACGGCCCGTCGAGTTCCAGATCGGCGCCGCCGGTAATGGGCCCGGTTGCCGTGCCGTCCAGGTTGATACCGTCGATCGCGCCGGCCAGGGTCAGCGGAGCGCCACTGTCCATATTGCCGTCCGTGCCGGCGACAAGGGCGACGATCGTCACCGCGACCGATCCGCCGCCGGCCGTCGCGCTCGCCACCGTGGCGTACTGCACGCCATCGCTCCGATTGCAGATCGTTCCGGCCGGCAAAGGGGCACCGGAAACGCCCGGCCATGACGCAAGCCCCGAGGCGAAGGTCGGGGCCTCGCGGAGCACTGGTGTCGGCGCGAGTGCGGCCCACCCTTCCATATATTCGCCAGTCGCGGTGAACGGCGTCGATTGCAGGGAAATCCAGTCGAGGTAGCCGTCGTGAAGGTAGGCGAATCCCGCCAATACCCAGGCGACGACCCGCAGCACGGCGCGGCGCAGAAAGCCGTCCGCATTGGGCAAATCAGACGCGGTGATGTCCTGCATCGCACTGGCCCGCAGCGCGGTCAGGGTTTGTCTCGGATAGGGCACGTCTCAGGATTCCCGTGGCCAGGCGTAATTGAAGATATTCGGCTGACCGTTCGCCGTGATGGTGACGATCGCTCCGATGCCGCCCTTGCTGGTGAAGAAGGTCGAGGCCTCGACCGCCGAGGCGACGCCATCGACGATCATCCAGCCATGGCAGCGGATCACTTCGTCGCGCAGCCAGTTGAGCGTGTCCTGCGATCTCGGCCGCGCGAACGCCTGCCAGATTTTGGACCCCATCCGGTCACCCGGAATCGCGGTCAGCGCGGGGTCTTCGAGGCCCGCGTACGTATCGATCCAGCAACCGCGAGGATCCGCGTCATAAACGATGTCGCCAGGGTCGGCCTGCGCGTCGGTGTGCAGGCTCAACAAGGACGCGGTTTCCAGGTCGTGACCGAGTTCCAGCCCAGAGCCGAGCATGCGGATATCGCCGGTCCCGGTGGCCGGATCCCAGACGATGCGAATGTCTCCCATGTCAGGTGTTCGGCGTCGGCGGTGCGCCGTTCGACGGATGCTTGTGCGTCTGCAAACCGACCTGATCGCCGCCGCCATGGCCGGCGATGATCTCGCCGGTGACATGCAGGTTCCCGGTGTGCGTGACGTTGCCGATGGTCGCGGTGTCGCCGGTGTGCGTGATATTCCCGCCGATCGTGATCCCGGCCGGGGTCAACCAAACCCGATGCCCGCGGCTGTCGTAGAGCGCGCTGTCGCCGGCGGCGAGGCCACGCAGCCGAAAGGTCTGGTGGCCGCTGGCGATCGCGACCGCCTTCGACGGATCGCCGTCGAGGAACGCCACATGCAGGTCCGCCCCGATCGGCGGTGAAGCCGTCATGCCGAAGCCATACAGCAAGGGAATCTTGTCGCGCACCGACAAGGCGTTGAGCCGCGCTTGAACGGTCTGCACCGGCCCGCCGTCGCTGGCGTTCGTGGTGGTGCGCGCCAGCGCGAACGGTGAACCGCGCCGCCGCATCAGGGCGTCGATCTGCCGCTCCAACGCGAATACTCTCGCTTCGAGCATAGCCGACATCAGGTGATTTCTCCCGTCAGGTGGGCGGCGGACCGGCGGTCCGCGGCGAGTTCATCAATTCGTTGTCGAACAGGTTCAACGGGTTTGGATCGGGATCGAACGCGTGCGGCGGCATCAGGATCAGGTCGGCATGGGTGCCCGACAGGTCCTTTCGAAATGTGACCGTTCCGATGACCCACTGAGCGCCGGTGATGTCCGCCTTCGGCGCCTCGATCGGCGCCAGCCGGTTTGGCGTCCACAGCAGGCCCGCGCTGTCGCGCCAGGAGTCGCAGACGATCTCGGCGGCCTGGCTGCGGCCGATCCGCCGGGCGCATTCCCAGTTCGCCCGCTGTTTCGCGATCACATCGTCGCCCGCCGCCTTCGCCGCCGCTTCCGCCGCGTCCCTGGGCGGCGCGATCTGTTCGGAGACGATGATCTTCAGGCGAAACTCTCCGAGCGTATCGTCCGTTTTGATCGCGCGCCGATTGGCCAGGTCGCTCAGGTCCGCGAGCTGGTCGATGCCAAACCAGACGATCAGATATTCGGAGTATCGCTGATCAACCGAGTGATCCGACTTCATCGCCTCGACGTTGCCCGGCAGCGAGAAGCCCGAGGCGTGCGTTCTGGTACCGACACGATCCAGCACCAGCGCGCCGGTCTCGTCCTCATAGACCAGGAACCCGGCGTAGCGCGCGACGGACTCGATAATCTGATAAGGCGTTTCGCCAAGCGGAACCTGGAACGAGGGGATCGCCACACCGAGGTCGGAAACCGCCGACTTCGCCGTGATCCCGTACGCCTTGCATAGCGTCTTCGCCACGTTGAGCGTGTTGACGCCGTTGATCATGCCGCCGCGCAGGTTGGGGTCATGCACGAGGTCGGCCGAGCAATCCACCAGGTTGCGGGTCTTGCCGCGCCCGCTGAGCGTGACGGTGTGATTGTGCGCGTCGATCGGGATGGCGCGCCGATCGATCCAGCCGGTGATGACCAGATCGGACCCGATATAGATCAGGCATTCCTGGCCCGGCCGCGTCGCCGCCAATGCCGGGCCGCGCATGAACTCCGCGCTCGCCGTCAGCGACCAGTTGTTCGGCATCAACTCACAGGATCGCGTGATGCTGATGCCTTGCCAGCCCTTGAAGCGGGCGTCGCCAATTTGAATCATTACGTCGTTAGGTCCATCGGCCAGCAACACCGTCGTCGATTCTCCGTTGAATGAATGTTCATCACCACCGCCCAACCTCCGCCCGCGCTTGGCAATGACCTTGCGGTCGTTCTTGAAGAGGCGTCAGGCTGTCGTGAAACAGAGTCGTGCCGCGGGAAGATGTAGTTTTTTCAATGGCTTGAACTCACCTCGCTGCTCCAGATTTAGCGAGGCATGTCGAAGGAACTTGCTTGGTTTACTGCATAGGAATAACAAATATGGCTGCCAGCCGGTGGCAACTGATTGGCCGGCTTCTGGTTCAAAAAACGTCACAAACATTAGAAGGCCACGCCATGCCGGAGGAAGATCGAGCAACCACCAGATTCCCAGTAAAGGTAGACATCTCGGCGAAAGCACAAGCCAGCCTGCAGATAAAGGCCGAAGTTCCCAAGGAGTCGGCCGGCCGGCTAGTGGATGCGTTGACTGATATGATCCGCCCCTTCGCCGAGAGGCGCGGGCTGAAGGCCGACATTTTACGATTGCAGAGAGAAGAGGTGCTGATAGAGATTGCGAGAAGAACTCGACAACGCGCAATCGAAGAGCGACTTCCTCTCCAACCGTTACCGAACAAGTTTTTAGTGCCATTCCTGGAAAAGGCGTCCATTGAGGAGCTGGACTCCGAGTTGGTTGATCGCTGGGCCAATCTCTTGTTAAGCGCATCAGAAGATTATAATTCCCGCTATATCCTTTATAGCTCCATTTTATCGAACTTGGGGCCAGAGGACGTACGGTTTCTTGAACGGATGGTGAGGGAAAGTCGAGGAACCGATGAAATCGTACGGGGCCGGCCATATCATTATTCGGAAGGACCTGCCCTCTTTAACTATCCGGAGGTTACAGAGGCCTTTGATCTCTCGCACGACGAGGATGCACATACGACAAGCCAGAGGATGATGGCGCTGATCCATCGCTACGAGAAGCCTGGGGTATATTT